AGACGGCAGCAGCTTGATTTTATTGTTGGAGTTGAGGTGCATTTATCAGCAGCACATCCGATTTATGATCTTTGCGATTCATTATATGGCCGTTACCCTAAAGGTTTTGTTTTTACCGGCTGGCATCCGCAATGCATTTGTTACTCAACATCAATAATGCTTAACAAAAAAGATTCGCTAAATTATATGAAGACCGGCAAGATTGCTAAATCCAAATATGTCAATAAGATACCCAAGAGAGCTGAAAACTGGATTGATATAAACGCAGAGAAAATTAAAAACTACAAGAACAAGCCTGTATGGATAAAGGATAATTTAACAAACGATTTTAAAGTAAAGGAGAAAATATTAAAACCATGAATGAAGGGACTGAAGGGAAAAGATTTGAAAAGCTGAGAATTGTATCAAGTGATTATGACAACCTACCAAGATGAAATAAGAGACGATTATGACAATTTACTGGACGGGAGAATTGTTGAGACAGAAAGTGAAATAAAGGTATCGCTGCAACAGAAGTATCCAAGACAACTGCAGGTTATACTTCATGAGGCTATGCACGGATTGAAATGGGAGTTCGGTTTGAACAATAAACCAAGCAATGATGATGAAACAATCAATATACAGCTTACTACCGGTGTAGGCTGTTTCATTAGGGATAATCCGGAATTTATAAGAGAATATTTGAGGGTATTCGCAAAATGAAAAAATTATCTCTAATTTGCTTAGCAGGGCTTGACCAGTTTGTTGACCAGATTATTGACAGGCTTGCCGGTGATTACCTGATACGGAAATTTGTTGTTTCTACACAGCAGGAAATTTATAACGCTATAGAATGGGGCGATATTATTTGGCTGGAATGGGCTAATGAATCTGCAATAGTGGCTACAAACTATGAAGGCATTAAAGGCAAGAAGGTAATAGTAAGGCTTCACAGTTACGAAATATTTTCTGAGTACCCTAAAAAGATAAACTGGGCTAATGTTGATAAGCTTATATATGTAGCTCCCCATGTCAAAGAAGTATTACACGAACTTGCACCTGAAATAATAGGCAAGGTAGATGACTGCATAATCTATAACGGGCTTGATATGGCTAATATTCCCTTTAACGAACACCGACACGGCTTTAATGTTGCATGGGCTGGATTTATAAACTATAAAAAGAATCCGCAGATGATGTTGCAGATTATGGATAAGCTGGTTAAAAAGGATAAGCGGTATATACTGCATGTTGCAGGCAAATATCAGGACTTGCGGTATAAGGTTTATTTAGAGTATCTGATTAAGGAAATGAACTTACAGAATAATATAATCTTTCACGGCTGGATAAACGACATGGACAGCTTCTGGCAGGATAAGAACTATTTACTGCATACATCTTTATTTGAAGCTTACAGCTACTCTATTGTTGAGGCTATGGCAAGGGGCATTAAACCAGTAGTACACAATTTCAGAGGTAGTGGCGGTTTATATTCTAACAATATGCGGTTTAACACTGTTGATGAAGCGGTAGAGATGATAACTGCTGGTGATTATGATTCAAAAGCTTATAGAGATTGGGTAATTGATAGCGGGTGGATACTGGATAAGCAGGTTAAGCAGATTAAGGAAGTTTTGGAAGGGAATCTATGAAAACAGCTGATGTCAAAAACTACTATGACAATGCTATGGAAAATATTACGGAAGGGGCTAAAGGCTATGAGCAGTCAATCTAATCCTAATATTGATGATAAAAGAGTAGTTGAGGTTTATGACTGGAAAGATTCCCAGTGGCAATATTCCCCGTGGTGGAAAAAACATAATAGAAAGTTGAGACGGAAGAAGCTGGACAGAAAGATTAAGAGGGAAAGAGAGAGGGAAAATAATTAATGTGTGATTGTGTAAATGTTGGTTTTGGAACTTACGATAATGTTGTTACTTTAATAACACCCGAAGGAAAAAGTGTTGATATCGATAGATGTATAGCTGAAGAAATAAAATATCTATGGTCTTTAGGTATTGAAACAATGGCAAGTTGTTGCGGACACAATAAAATAAAAGGCAGTGTTATAGTTGCCAAAAAGGATATTGAGTTTATAAAAAAGTTAGGTTATAAAACATTACCTTTAAAAGATAGTAATGGTAGATACAGAGATGACAATTTTGAAACTAAGACACATCGAAACAAAGAGGGTAAATTAATTTATAGGTGGTATGAAAAGGATGATTAAAGAGCAAAAGAGGTGTTTATCATAAAATAAAACCTTTGACAAAACAGCAAATGTAATATAAAATAGAAATGAACTACTGAAACTGTGAATACAGCGTAGGTGGTGGGAAAATACTCTGGAAAGCGTTAATGGTAAGTTAATAACCTTGGAAAATCCGATTAATGAAACGTCAAGGGTAACAGGGTAGATAATTAAAATGAAAAAAGGTGATTATGACTACTGAAGAAAAAATAGAGCTTTTAAAAACAATCTGCTGGAATTGTAGTGGTAGCATGAATGTTGAAATATTTGATAATGGTGAATTTGTGATAAGTGAAAATAAATTAAGACCAGAAGTCAATAAATGTACAACAAAAGCAGATGTTGAAAAAGTAAAATATTAAGTTTTTTAAATAATGCTCGGTAACCTCTATACTGCGTTACAAGTTATCGGGCAATTAGCCTTGCCAGACAAATAAACAAAAGGCAGGCAATTAAAATTAAATATCGTAGAGTTCCATGAGAACCGCTTTAAGAAGTTTAATTACTTCTTCTGGCGGTTTTTTTTATTTTAAATTATTTAATGTGTAAAGGAGTAAATAAAGATGGATGAAGCGTTATTACTCAAGGTTAAGAAGGCATTAACCAATGCCGGCTTATCTGAGGAATTGTCTAAAGACATCACAATAACAGATGAATCACAAATAGATGCGGAGATAGAAAAGCTTAAAAGTAAGCAATCAGGCACAGCAGACCCTGACAAGATTTTGAAGACATTAAAAGATGCTGGACTGGAAGAATCTTTTAAGAAGTATCTCCAGAGTGAAACGGACAGGCGGGTTACTCAGGCAATTAAAACCCATGATGAAAAGATTAAAAAGGAAGCAGAGGAAAAGGCAGCTAAGGAAAAAGCAGACAAAGACAAAGAAAAGAGTCAAGAAGGCATGACAGAAGACCAGAAAACAATCGCAAATTTAACAGACCAGGTTAGCAACTTAACTAAACTGGTTCAGGGCTTGAGTGAAACGACTGTAAAGTCAAGAAGGGAAGCCACGATTAAAGATGCACTGTCTAAGGCAGGGCTGAAAGAGGGCTTTTCCAAATTTATTACAGTGGAAAAAGATGAAGACATTCCGGAAGCAGTAGAGAACTTGAAAAAAGAGGTCTTGACACTGCAACAGGAAGAAATAGACAAGAAGCTGAAAGATGGCGGAACACCTTTAAAGGGACAATCTGCAGGAACTATCGAAGAAGAAAAAGCTAAGGAATATGCAAAACAGCGAAACGAAGGGGCTGCAGGACAACCATTTCAGGGTAAGGAAGTCATAGAAATCAACAAAGGGAAAGACAATAACAACAACAATAAACAATGAGTAAATGAGGTGAAAGATAATGAGTTTACAAATCACTAAAGATAGCGGATCTGTTTATGATCCAGTGTTTTTAAAAATCTTAGAAGATATACCTGGCGGAGTTACTGTTAAAACCGACAGATTTCCTGATGGTATAACTGAACTCAAAAAAGGTGCATTGCTGAATGCTGATGCTTCCAGTGCAGGTTTATACAATGTAATCAAAACAGCAAGGCTGACTGCTACTCCGACAGGCGGAACAACTGTTTTGGCTATAGAACCTGAAGACCACTTATTTAAAGTGGGCGAATTTATATACCTGTATGGAACAACCGCTTCAACAATTACCAGAGTATCTGCAACTGCTATTGCCGTAGCTCATACTTTAGTGGCTACAGGTGGGGCAGTATCCGGTGGGGTTCTATATGAAACTGCCACTATTGCTACTGCAACTCCAATGCACAGTGCGGATGCTATTTTGAGAAACAATATCAAGGTTAGAGATGATGAGGGGAATTTACTGGACAATTTATTTGCAGGGGCTGTTGTAAGAGGAACTGTAGATGAATCCGAATTACCCTATTTTGTAACTACCGCACAGAAGACAAGTTTAACCGACAGAATAAGGTTTGCTTAGTCTTAGTAATATGATGACAAATAATTAATTAAATACGAATTATGAATGAGGTGAAACATAATGGAATACTCACTTTTAAAAGAGATAAACAAAAAGAATCTGCAGGCATACTTGAATGAACGAGTATTTGAGAAACTGTATTGGCCTACATTCTTTCCTTTAAAATCCACTCCGTTTTTAACTTATGAAACTTTAATAGGAAGTAAAGGGAATCGTGTAGCAGCCGATGTAGTTGCTTATGATGTGTCTGCACCATTAAAGACCAGAAGGACTGTTAGTAAACTGGCTGGAGACATTCCGTCTATCCGAATGAAAAAGAAAATGACTGAGAATGACTTGAATACTTATAATATTCTGAAAGCTCAGGCATCTCCAGACCAACAGGCTATTTTGGATTTAGTTTTTAACGACGTTGATGATGTTGTTGACGGTGTAAATGCCAGAATGGAATGGTTAGTTTTTCAGGCATTATCCAAAGGTAGTGTAAGTTTAAGCAGAACTACCAACGCAGGCGGTGTTGTAACCGAAGAAGCCATTGACTTCCAGTTGCCAGATGACAATAAGAAAACAGCATCTGTTGTTTGGACTGCTTCAGTAAGTACAACCAAACCTATTACCGATATTGAAACTGTAATGAGTGCTGCGGGTGATTTAGGGCTTAAACCGAGATATATACTGATGAACCGTTCCAAATGGGTAGAGTTCAGGGCTTCTGATGAAACAAAAGACTTTGTTGCCCCTTATGCTTTATACGGCGGGACAAGAAAGAAAAGAGCTCCAAGTTTAGCGGTGGCAAATGAAGCTTTAGAATCTGAAGGATTGCCAATTATTGTGTTGATAGATACCAGAATAAGCTATGAAGATGTAAATCATACTATCGTATCTGTTGACCCCTGGTTAGATGCTTCCGGAGCTGACCGGTATGTTACTTTCTTAGAAGACTTAAAATGTGGCGATATGCTTTATGGCCCAATTGCAGAGGAAACTAACCCGCCTAAGCAGGTTACACAGGCTAAGAAAGGCAATATACTGGTTTCCAAGTGGAGCGATGTTGACCCTGTTGCTGAATATACCAAAGGTGAAAGTAATGTTTTCCCAAGTTGGCCAACTGTAGACAGAGCTTTAATTTTAGATACCGAACATACAACTACTTGGGGAGCATAAGAACTGAGGTAAAGGAGCAGTAATTGACAAATTTAGAGGCTTTGCAATCACAAACTGAATATAGTAACGATAACTTGCTGGAGAAGATTCTGCTTGATAACGGATTGACAGCCAGTGCAACTTATGCGGCAGGTAATTCTAAGGATATAGACTTATGTGCCGCATCCTTATATTTTACTTTGGCTGCCCATCCTGAATTTAGAGACGGATCAACTTCAATCAAGTATAACGCAGTCCAGTTAATTGCTATGGCAAGAGCTATACTGCAAAAATACGGTCTTGATGAACCGACAGTAGACGGAGCTGCAATATGGTAATACAGAGATATCCCCATACAGCAACTATAAGTTATCACACTCCAGGGACATTCAACACTGTTGGAGCTTATGCAGAGGGTACGCTTGTTACCATAAGTATAAGCTGCAATATACAACCTAACAACAGCAGATACATTATAACCGAAAGCGGGGATATGATTGGCTATAGCTATTTTATAACTGCACCATTCTTTAGCGATGTTGATAACGTTCCTAAAGATGCAAAACTGGAGTTTTTTGACAAAGAGCATGTGTTGTTACATTTGTTTCCGTATCAAAACCATGTAGAAATGAAGGTATAAAGTCAATATGCCGTTAATACCAGGATTCAAAGGACAGGATACAGACAGACAGATTGACCAGTTTGTTATGAGCATTGAAGAACGTATTATCATGACACTTGCAATGGTCGGTGAGCAGTTTGTAAACGATGCCAGAAATACCAGAACTTATCAAGACCAGACCGGCAATTTGAGAAGCTCAATCGGTTACATTATTGCAAAAGACGGACATGTTGCAGTTGAAAATGTAGAAGGCAAGGCAGAGGGTAAAGCTCAGGCAAAAAGGATTGCAAGGGAAATACTGCAGGAGAATAAGCAGGGTTTTGTACTAATCGGAATTGCAGGCATGGGTTATGCAGCAGCAGTAGAGTCTAAAGGTTATGACGTTATTACAGGCAGTATACCGGCGGCAATAAGGTTACTAAAACAGAAGGTAAAGGAATATGGCTTATGAAGACAACTTTTGACATATCAGATATCTTGTACCCGATTATAAACGTAACATCTGTTACAAGTACGATTGACGGCAGGGTTTACAGGGATAAAAAGCCGTTAAACTCTGAACTGCAGGATATTATTGTTATTCCTTTGTCTAATTTTAACGGTGATGAGGTTATACAGGAAGCAACATTTATGGTTAACTGCTTCTGTAAAAACTTTGATAACGGATTGCCTAATATAACCAAACTAAAAACAATTACAGATGCCGTGATAAAAGTCATTGAAGATTACAGTGCCACAAGCAATTATTATGTCTTTGACATTACTAATCAGACTGTTATGCAGGATACAGACCAGATAAGTATGAGTTATGTAAATTTAAGGATAAATTGTTATATAGAAAAATGATAAGTAATAAGTAATAAGTAAATGAGGTGAGTAAAATGAGTGATACCAGATTAATCGGGATTGAATCAATAAGAGTTGGACCGACTTTAAGTTCTCTTGAAACAATACAGTATATAGTTCCTGACAGTGCACATCTTGTCATAAATGCACCTTCTGTTACTGACTTATATTGTGACGATAAAGAGGTTGCAGATATACAGGTGCTTGCTGCAGGGAAAAAGACTATTGAATTTGCTACAAGAGATATGGACACGAGTATTTTTGAGCATGCCTTTGGCGGTACAGTAACCACAGCAACAACTAACGGTGTTTGGGAATCTCCCACAGGTGCAACAGTAGTCAATGAAAAAGCCTTTGAACTAATATCTAAAACCATTAACGGAAAACAACTGAAAATCGAGATAAAGAGGGCTTCTTTGTATGCCGGTGCGGACTTGAGATTTACCAAAACCGAATCAGGGCAAATAACTTTTACCGCAGATGTATTACTGCCTGATACTGGAGTGCCAATAAAAGTTAGCATATTGGGTGCTTAAAACGTATATGACAGTGGTTTACCATGAAACATATTAAACATAAATTTAATTTGCCCGCTACTGGGATAACTGCACCAGGGCGGGCAATATTTTAGAGAGGAGTTGTTATGGCAAAAGACAATAAGAGTAAAAAAAGCAAAAAATATGTTGAGGATAAAAAGGATAAGGAAGTTAACAAAGATATGCAGGGGAAAAAAGCAGAAACCGAAACCACAGATACCACAAGTACAATAAGAAATACAATAGATTCAGTTCTGGAAAAAGGTGTTGACTTTACCATTAAGGTACAGAAACAGAATATACTGCATAAACTGCATATACTGCCGACAGAGAGGCAATTTGTTATCTATCCGTTAAATATGGGAACAGTGCTTAAAATCAGTGAAATATTGTTTGATATAAACACTGATGAGCTTGATGAACCGTTGAATAATCCTGATAAGGAAAATGATAAGCAATTTAATTTTCTTGAAGCCGGAGTTAACCAGATTATTGAAAACAAAGACAAGGTAATTAAGATAATTGCTTATGGCATTACCAACAGCAAAAAAGAGCCGTCAAGGCAGTTAATTAACTTTTTAGACAACAATTTAAATGCAAAGGAAGGGCTAAAGCTGGTTACCCTGATAGTACAGCAAATGAACGTTTCCCCTTTTTTAGCTTCTTTGGTCTCACTAAAGGGGATGAATCTGATGAAGATGAAGAAACGAGAAACAACCCCTGGAGAATAATAGGCGGTTTAATGCACTATTTTCCAGGTATGACTATGGAAAACATTCTCTGGGATTACAGCTATACCAATATTGTAATGCTTTTAAGCTCTGTACCGAAATATGATGCTAAAGAGGATAAGAAAAAGAGGGCGAAAGAATTGGAAATTAAAGATATAAGTGAATTAGAAGGATTAATTTAAAAAGGAAGGATGATATGAATAAACCTAAATTATCAATTTGCATAATAGCCAAGAATGAAGAAGGGAATTTGCAGAGATGCCTTGATTCATTGTTGCCTATTATCAATATGAAAGATGACAAAACATTAGAGCCGTTGACCGAGTTGATAGTTGTAGACACAGGATCGACGGACAGAACGGTTAATGTTGCCAGAAAGTTTACCGATAAAGTTTTTGAAAAAGAGTTTATACCCTGGGATTTCAGCAAGGCACGCAACTACAGCATATCAAAAGCAACAGGTGAAAGAATTATGTATGTTGATGCAGATGAGGAATTGACACAGCGGTCTATCTATTTTCTGGAAAATGTAATACTAAATCCACAGTATACACAGCCAACTATTTTTGTAAAGCTATGCAACTTTTACACAAAGGATTTAAAGCAGTATTCGGAAATGATGCAGCCGAGAATATTCAACAATGACCCTGATTTCCACTTTGAGCAGGCAGTACATAACAAGCCGGTATGCAAAGCTCCGTACCTGTTTGCAAATGATGTAGTGTTAAACCATTACGGTTATATCTTCCAGGGCGACAAAGGAGAAAAGTTATTTGCCAATAAAATGGCACGCAGTTTACCGATGCTGGAAGAAGAATATAAAAAGAATCCGGATAATCTGCATAACCTTACTCATTTAGTAAAAACCTATTATGTCAAAAAAGACTTTGACAGCACTATAAAATACGGTGAAATATGGGTAAAGCAGATGAGAAAAGAAGAATTCAACGAAGGTTGGAATGCCTTTTTAGAGGTATTTGTTGACCTTGTAGGGGCATATTTGGCCAGAGATGATGTTAAAAATGCCGAAAGAATAGAAAGAGAAGCATCCCACTACTCTAATCGGATATCGCAGATTTATTTAATGCTTGGAAATTACTGGACAGGTAAAGACAATGACAAGGCAAAAGACTATTTTGAGATTGCAATAGATATCTGCAAAACCGAAGGCTCTTTATATGACAGCCTATTAATTAGTAATTCAAAAGCAGTATTGCCGGAGATACTTAACTGGCTGGCTATCTACTACTTTGAAAAAGGTGATTATGAAAAAGCAGGGGATTGTATGAATAAAGGCATAACACTCAATAAGGGGCGGTTGCCCTTGCGGTGGGATATATACAACGCTACCAAAGAGGCAAGGGAACGGTTATTAAAGGTTTAGACTTAATTAGACAAGGCAGGGTGATTTAAATGGCCTTAGACACGGGACACAGCTTATATTGGAAGACTGGAATTGACAATCAGGGACTAAAAAAAGGCTCTACAGAAGCTAAAGGAATATTACGCACTTTATCCAAAAGTGTAACAGGTATGGACATATTTGCAGGACTGGGTATAAGTGCAACTATTGCTTTTACCAAAATGAGCAGGGAAGCCTATAATTTTTCTAAAGATTTTGAATCAGCAATGAAAGAAGTACAGACTATCTCTGAAACTGTACAAAAGAATTATGCTGGTGTATCTAAAGAAGTTATCGAGATGACTAAAACAGTTCCGGAGAATGCCAAAAACCTTGCCAAAGGTTTATACCAGATTGTTTCCGCAGGTTACGACGGAGCTGAATCAATGGATATCCTAAGGCAATCTGCTGAACTTGCGGTTGCCGGAGTTACAGACACTTTTACCGCTGCTGATGCTATAACCTCAATTATGAATGCTTATGGTGAAGCTGCTGGAAATGCGGAAAATATTTCAGATAAGCTATTTACCACAGTTAGACTTGGAAAAACCAGTATGCGTGAACTTGGGCCGGAGATTACCACAGTAACAGGACTTGCCGCTCAGGCTGGTTTAGCTTTTGATGATTTAATGGCCATAATTGCTCAAGGCGTTAAAACTTTAAAAACTCCAGAAATGATGACAGGCCTTAGAGGTATGCTGACTGCTATAATCAAGCCAACTACAGAAGCTGAAAAAGTTATTGAAGATTTAGGCATTCAATTTGATGTTGCAGCAATCAAGACAAAAGGATTTAAAGCGTTCTTAACCGATGTTATGGAAGCTACTAATGGCAATATTGAAGTATTAAGCGAACTGTTTCCGAATGTTAGAGGTCTTGCAGGTTTATTGTCTGTTGCAACAGAAGAAGGGGAAGCTTTTAATCAGGCTTTAGAAGCAATGGAAAATTCAGCAGGTGCAACAACCGAAGCTTTTAAAACAATGATGGACTCTACAGAAAACCAGTTAGCTATCTTGCATAATAACGTTATGGCAAAATTAAAGCCAATCGGGGATAGCATGCTCTCGTTCATGAATAACATCGCAAGGGGCATAAATGATGTTATGACTGGGGCAAAAGACAGTTTTACCGACTTGCAGCGCAGTTATGTAGAATTGACTAATACATTAGAAAGCAGAAAAAGCAGAATCGATGACCTGATACTTACTATAGAGGGATTACGGAAGAAGACCGAATTAACCAAAGATGAATCTGTTGAATTAAAGGCTGCTGAAGAAGCTTTAGCTACTTATTTCCCACATCTCAAAAGTGCTGCTGAAGGTGCTGCTGGTGGTATAGATATCCTAAATATTGCAAAACAGGAATCCTATAATTTAAGTGTAAGAATTATGGAGCTTGAACTTGAGCAGGCAAAAATAGACAAAATCAGAGCTGAAATAGCCTTAAAAGAATATCAGCTACAGGAAGACCGCTCACAAAAAGAAATAGAACGGCTTGAAATGCAGATGAAATATCGCAAACAGGATATTAAAGACAGTATGGGTATACTTGAAATGGCTAAAACTACTAATGAAGAAATGGAAAAGATTCTGGAAAGTGATACTGAATATTTAAAATTACAAAATGAATTATCCATAGCTACAGAGGGCAGGTCATTACAGGAAAGACAATTACATCTTGATTTGGATAAGGCAAAACAAAAAACAGATGCCCTAAGTGAAGCCTTAGAAAATTTGAAAGAAGCCGGAGAACAAAAAATAACTCCTAAAGTTGATACTGGTGCTGATACTGATGTTGATACAGGCGGTGGCGGTGGCACAGGTGCTGATATTGTTGCAAGTGATGACATGGTAAAAGAAGTGGAAGCCAACTTAAAAGAAATGGCTGCAAGGTATAAGCAATATTTAGCCGATGTTAAACAATTTGGCTATGAATATGTAAAAGAACACAACTCACAGCTTGTAAAGGATGGCGAAAACTACAGGCAATATTTAGAGGATATGCGGTCTAAGTATTCAGGACATGCGGAACTAAGCAAGGCTATAGAAGATGATATCTATGAATACAACAAAACTATAGAAGAAAAAAGACGGAAGATAGAAGAAGAATACTTTGAATATATTGCTGGTGAAAGGGAAAAGGAATTACAGGCTGCAAAAGATAAATTTGATACTCTGATTAAAAATTATTCTGAAGGCTCTGAAGAATATTTGCAGATAGTAGAACAGTATAAGCAGAAAGAGCTGGAAATTAACCAAAGATATGATAAACAGATTGCAGAAGAAAAGCTTGAAATGTTTAAGGTGGAATTAACAAAACCTGATGACGAAACTGTTGAAAGCTATAAACTAAGGCTTGAACTTGCCAGAGAGGCATTAGGGGAAGAAACAGAAGCTAACAGGGAATACTTTGAATTTATCAGGGAAAGATTAGACGAAATTATACAAGCTG